GGCTAGTGTAACGCTCTACCATGTCACGTGCCGCGCTGATCATCGCAGTGATGAGCGTATCATCGTCGCTCAGATCCACGCGCATATGCAGCTTCGCCTCAGCCAGTGTGACTGGCTCAGCGGTACCACGCGCAAGGATCTTGATATTCATCTCTTCTCCACGTTTTTACGACGCTTAGTGTCTGCGATGTCTAAAGGTGGTGGAGCCGGTGCTGCTGGCTCCTGATAGGGCTCGGCGAGCCCAGCGGATACGAGCCGCTGGGCGTCATCGCCAACAATATCCAGAACCTCACCGGGCATGTAGCTCACGAGAGTGCCTACGCAGTGGATGAGTATTTTAACTCTCATGAGCTTGCCCCACATTAGGTTGCTGGTTGAGTGATACGGACGATCGCGGCGGACTGAGCCACCTTGGCGTCAGACCTACGAACTGCCATAAAGCCAGTCTGATAGGCATCAGCATAGCGCTCGTTCATGCGGATGATTTCGATATCACCGGCATCACGGATGTAGTACTTGCTGAAATCGCCGAACAGAACAGTTTTGGCGTTGGCAGCGATCGAGCTGGCCATTGCGTTATTGACGATGACTGGATAGCCAAGGAGCCGCGGTGCGTTGCCGTTCAAGAGGTCCAAGAACAATGGACGGCTCTGTGAGTCGGCCAATTGCAGGATGGTAGACCAGATCGACTGGTGCATCATCCATGCGCCATTTTGCTGGTATCCGTAATCGAGGGCATTACGGCATCCCATGATATTGGCGAGCGTGATGGTCGTCGTGGTCGCGCCAGCAACACCAGCGCTGGAGCCGGTGACTACACCCTGAGGAGCAGTCGTGCCGTTACCAGTTGCGTGGTCGGTCGCCTCTTTGCGGCCAAGACGCTCGCCGAGGAGACCAGCAACTTCGGTCGCAAGATCCAAACCGGAGTCACGTAGGAGCTCATTGCTGAGCAGCACCAGAGACTCGGTGCGGTATGCGCCGAGGATGATCTGACCGAAGGTCATATCGGTAGCGGATGGTGCGGTGTTTTCCGCGCCGATCGCACCCGGGTTGCCCGAGTCGTCGATCGTCGGGAAGGGCAGGCTGTTACCCGACTCGGTGCGGATGACGCGAGCAACATCACGAAGAGGGTTGAAGTATACAATTTTCTTTTCCAGCTCGGCGAGAAATCCCTGCGGGATGGTGTAACCACCGGCACTGGAGCTGGTCGAGTTGGCGCGAGTCAACACGATGCGGTTGGAGCCCAGGTTGAGCCCTGAGCGCTGAGCTGCTGAGCGGTGCTCAGGGCGAGCATCGTTGCCCAAGAACCAGCCGCAAAGAGCTGTTTCCCGGTCCCGATTGGCGCGCTTGTCGTCAAGGTCGCGGGTGAACATTGGCACGCCCACTGGTGCTGGGCGAGTGCGGCGTGAACTCGCGCTGAGCACATCGTTGAGACGTGCGCGAGCTGCCTGCTGCTGAGTTGCTGGATCTGCTGCTGGCGCTTCTGCTGGTGCCTCTTCGCCGGAAACCTCTTCGGCCATTGCTAGCTCGATAGCCGCGATGCGAGCATCGTGGTCTGCGATGAGAGCAACGATTTCATCCACCTTTGCAGTCTCTTCAGGCGTCCACTCACGGGTCGCTGCCGACTCGTGGTAGCCCTTGGCCTGCTCTACTAGACGTGCTCGCTCTGCGAGCAGGTCGCGACGTGATACGCTCATGCAATCCTCCCTGCGCAGCCGAGCTGCGACATAAGTAATCTTCGGCCTCTCAAATGTACGCTCAGTCTTAATTGACTGGCGCTCCACTGATCACGCGACCGTATCGCGACCGTGGTGTCCGGGTAGGCGGGAATGGTGACAACGGAGACCTCGATGAGCTCGACATCTGTCACAGTCCGCACTCGTACTGTTTCCTCGATTGTCCACTCGTCAGCTTTGACGATAAATCCAAACGACATCTGGTTGACATCGCCGCGCTGAATGAGTGCTAGCAGATCCTTGGCATAGCTGGTGTCTGGCGGATAGATCTCAACGCCAAGGCCATTTTTGTCGGTGCTCAGTTTGAGCGTGCCCGCGGATCTGCGACCTAACACGAGCGATGAGTCGTGATTGACCAGAGCTCGCACATCCGCGGACTTATCCTCAAGCGTGCGAGTAAATGCCTGCGGTGCTATGCGCTCGCGGAAACCGCCTAGATCTTCGCTGAGCGGCCCGTAGACGCTCGCATAGCCCATCAGTCGGCCAGCATCAGATGAGACGGTAGAGAGTAATCTACGCTCCATTGTCGTCCTCCCTATCCATCTGGCCTGCTATTTTGTTCGCCCATGTTCGCCCGGCATCTCCGCCCCATAGCGCCCAGGCAATGCGGCCAGCGCTCGGGAAACCGTCTTGACCGGGCGACCAGCCCTCGCCCTCTGAATCAACGGCATGGCGGGCAAAATAACTCACCATCCGTCCGATTGTGTCGGGGCTGATGTTGCTGCCATTGCTGAGGTCTCT